CACCACCGTTGGCTTCAACATACTTTTCTTCATCTTCATCACGATAGCCAGTAAATGTTACTTTAACATCTTTTAACGCTCCTGTCGAATCTTTCGTAACCTTTTTCACTGGTGCGGCCACAGTAAGACCCGTTTCTTTCATCCACGCTTTGAACCCCTTTACACCGCTTTCGAACATTATGGCAGTCTTCATTTCAAATTGTGGCACATTGGACACGGTTTCAATAATCTCTTTACTGCTCTTGCTCATCAGCACATCTAAATCATGTGCAACTCCAATCATCTCTGCACGCCGGGTACCAATACCACGCGGGAAGGCACCACTTGCATCCATCAACATGGGCATTGACATCCCATTATCAATCACTTTGTGGATTGCATCGTAAATCTTTTGTGCGCCACGCAGTTGGATTCCATCTGCTTTCATTAAATCTCGCACACTGGCTTTGAATATGCTGTTTGCAGTTGTAAACCCTGCTTCATATAATCGTTGTACATTGCCTTCGCCCATAAAGTCAATGTCAAGTGTTTGGAATGTGCGTAGGATACGCTTGACCTGATACGCTGGGCTTGCTTCGGGATCGGATAAAATATAATCAGTTCCACCATCATTCCATTTATACTCACCTACTACAGCAGCATCGGGCTTTTGTATTTTCTTAGCAGTCTTTATCACGCCAATGATGCACGGAATAATATCACCACTACGCACAATTGCGATCTCTGCACCGATACCAATGTTGTTTGCTTCCATCCAACGTGCATTTTTTACAGAAACATATTGCACAGTTGCCCCATCAAACTCAACTGGTTCAACTTTGGCTTTGGGAATGATATAACCATGCGATGACACTTCCCAAAGTATATCAATGATCTTTGTTTTCGGTGCATCAGCAGCATCATCATTTTTCTTAAACGCCACAGCCCAATCTGGGTTATCTTCTGTAGGTAGCGGATTGGCTTCATCGAGGGCAATCACAATACCATCACAGCGATATAGTGAAGTTGCTTTGCGTTCCTCGAGCATATCGGACATAACAGTTGCATCAAGTGTAACTGTATTACAAATATTGCTATACACTGTCTTAAATCCTTGAGCAGCAGCCCAATCAAGTCCAAGCGATATGCTCATGCTTGGATCAAGTACTTGCAACACAACAAAATCTACATCTTTTAATGCCGGCTGTGCAATTTGGTTATTCAACAAGCCACTAACAGCATTACGATCTGATTTAAATTCTGTATCCCATTTTTTAAACGCTTGTTTGGAAAACAATGCTTCCATACGTACTATGAAATCAATACGGTCAAATGTGACTTTGGGAATATTCATGCTGGGAATAAGGAAACTGATATCTCCGCCTTCGATACCATCACCACGTGTAAAGGCCTTAACTGGTTTTCCTGCTTTGTACACCAACTGAACACTGGCACCATCCAGCTTGTCCATTAGCACAACATTTTTTGATTTATGTTGTGCGAACCATTTTCCCACAGTATCAATTTTGACCTTGTCCAGGCTGAACATTGGTATAGGTAATTGCGCACGGACTTTAACTGTCTTAACAGGTGCGCCAACGATGTTGGCCCATTCTTTTACGTTGGCTTTGAGGTGGTCTTCAAGTTTATCAAATTCCACATCAGAGAACAACGGAGCAGCATCTTCGTAATATGCAGTTTTCGCCGTAAGATATAACTCTTTAAGCTCTACTATACTTGCGGTATAATCAATTTTTACTTGTTTCACGGGCTGCTCCAAACATTTACTATACCGCTATTATAGCAGATTCAGGGTTTTTAGTCAACCTGGAGTCCATATGCATTTTTGCGTGGTTTCTACTAGATTTTGTTGATAACCATTAAGCCATTGAAAAAATTGGGGTTTTTTAAAATTGTCTATTAGATCAAATGATGGTGTTATATCTTGTTCTTGTAGTAACGCTGTTGCCCAAATCTGCCAACTTACATGATTTGTGTTTATTTTAATTTTAGATAAGGTTTGTTTATAATCGTTTACAGCCTGTATCCATTTATCCACCTTCCAATAATTATGTTGATGATTAGCATCTAGAAACTCATGTATAACTTGCCAAACAGCTCCTGGATCCTGCAACATTTCTGTCCAACTTATTTTCCATGGTTGCGATGATCGATAGCTTATAATATATCTACATTGATTTAACACCCAAAATCCGTCATTGTGTCTAGTTTCATATTTATATGGAGCCCTAATCCAACGACACCCCTCGTAATTATATCTTGATAATTCATAGGCTACACGTTTTCTAAAATAGTTTATCCAAAAATTATATCTAGCATCCGTTGAGTCTATACTAATAACGTTTTGAGCTGATTCGGTATAATGACAGTTTTCTATTTTGCTAAGATCGTGAAAATTCATTCTTTTCTTAGATACCCAGTGCAAATTTTCTGTGCAATGTCCCAGAACCGACGCTAAAAATGCACCTCCGGCGCCAGGTGGATATTCTACACATATTTTATGAAGCATGGTATTATTAGTTAACCAATTATTAATATGATTAATTATATTTAGATAATAATTTGTGCTATGGCTTGATCCACCGAGTAATTGCCACTGCTGAGTGGAGCAGGTGGTTCGAGTCCTACATCACTTACTAAAATGTCTGTCACTATGCCTGCTTCGGATAATCTTGCAAGATTTCTACCTTCACGCATGGTACTAACAACTGCTTGACCTCCGCGTGTGGCCATTGTTGCTAGTGCTTCTAATATGTAGGCAGCACCGCCTTTGGCACCATCAAGCCCATAGGATTTCAAATTATCCACTAGCGGCAGTGGAGGTATTCCCGGTGTTACCTGCGAAAATGATATTGGAACTTGTGCTAAATTAGTGTTCTCTCGTACCAACTGTGCTGCCATGGTAGAAAAGGCCACAGTGGATTGTGCTACCACAGCAGTATTGGCAGCTACTATGGCAGCAATAAGACTATAGGCAGCCGGTATTAATCCTTGATTATATGCATTATCATACGAGTCGTATGAACCTGCGCCTGGTAATCCAAATGGTATGTCGATAGAAATTACTCCTGGACTAATGTCTGTTGTATATAATCCAGCATTGGTGTTTTGCATAACAGTATAAACACCTGTTGTGGAGTTTGTTAGCGAGGTCAATGCACCAGCGGCAGTTAATGTTGATACTACCGAAGTTGCTATTGGTAATTCTGTATTATGCACCCATCCTGCAGCAGTTCCCATAACGTCTGCTAATAATAGTGTTCCGTCTGTACCTGTTCCATTTGCATACGTAGCATAGAATGCAGCAACATCTGCCGGCAATGCCACAGTCAATGCATTGATAAGTGGTAACCCTTTATTACTTTCAAGATTATATATTGCTATAGAAAGTATAGGTAATGCCGCATCAAAAATATTTTTAACTTGTTGCAAAGATGCTTCTATTGCCTTGTTGGCAAGAGCCTGGTCGGATGGAATAATCTTTTTAAGTTGACTGTATGTGCTCATGATTCTTACCGCGGAATACTCTGCAAGGGATTGCCCTGCAATGGCGCTAATACAGAACTTGGTAATTCAGTTGCTAATTTACTGTTGACTGCTCCCGAGGAATCTATATAAACTCCTCTTAGTCCATTACTTGTTGGAGCAGTCAATGTCTGGAAACTGTTTGGAAATAGCTTAAATGGATTAAGTAGATCTGCCAGAGTGTTTATATTTGGTGTGGTAACTTTTAGTAATTTTAATATTTGGGTAAGGTCATTACCCGTTACCATTAACATAGCTTGGTATGCCAGTTTTTCTAATGCGCCGGAAAATTCCGGAGAACTTAAATCTTGTGCAATCTCTTCTGGTACTCCGGAATTAATTAACGCAGCAGATAATCCTGGTAGCCCAAACGATACGCTATCAATCTGTCGAAGCAATGCGGCAGGATTACCAAGATTATCTAAATTGCCAAGATCTATCAATATACCCAATTTAGACATATCATATCCAAGCGCACTAAATGCAAGACTTACGTCACTGAAGCCACCAGTGATTGTATTGTCTTGGCTGGTGTATCCAACATTTTCAGCATTCTTAGCAGTACGTATGGCTTGATTAGTAATAGAAACAAATCCATTACATGCAGTAAGTACCTGACTGAATATACCTAGATCACCATTACCCATGATATTATTAGCTTGAGCCGATACCACACCACTAAATCCACCAGTTGGTGTATTACCAAGTGATGCGACGTATGCACTAGGAATAGCATTGGTCACAGCAGGAAATATGCCCCCTGCTAAATTCTTTAAACTAGTCAGTGTTGCACCACTCACATTGGCTATATTACCGGCAGCACCCGATATAACACTGGCAAATTGTGATACCACCGCAAGACTGTTGTAACTGGCAATGTCAGCTACTAATGTAGTGTTTGCAGCAATGGCAGTGCCGCCAACATTGCCTAGTATGCTTGCCCCGGCAATAAGATTTATTGAACTAAGTGATCCACGTCGTGGCATTTGTTATCCTACGTTTACATCTGAACTGCCGCCAACTCGAGGGCAAATACACGAATCCATATCACCGTCAACAATGATTGGTTTACCGTTTACTAATACTCCGGCGCCGCCGCCCAATAAGCCAGCTGCTGCTTTTCCGGCAGCTTCACCAATTTTTTCGCTGACTGTTTCCGAAAGCCCGGCAGCAGTACCAATTGGTCCAAAGAAATAACTTCCGGCTGCTGACGCTATGGCACCAAGACCACTTCCTTTTTGAGTGGTTGCAAAGCAGTGTTTCTGACATGGTGTGCAATACGGAATCCCACATGGTAAATGTGGCAGTACCCGCATACCTGGAATAGCAATTGCTCGACCGTTGACTAATACCGAGCTGTCACCGCCCATGCTTATTCCTCCCAGTAAATTTATATCCCCTTGACGTTGAACTCCGGCCATGCTGTTATCCCATTAATATTTTGTTCGTAACTGGTTTAATTCCAGTTGTTGCTTCCACATAGCTATCACGCACCTCTGCTCTGCAACATGATATCATAACACATGTTATATTATTTAGCCGGATGATTTTGTCTGGATCTGCTGTAAACAAACTCATTAATAATTGCAGACCTTGTTGACCAGGGATAACAGTAAGTGGCCGGGTAATGCCATAATATCCACGGTCAAGATCAATATCAACTATCTTAGCTACAATCTCATCACCATTTGTGAGTTTAAATGTGTAAATTTCATTCAGTTCAATTAACATGTTTTTCCTTTAAGTATTGTTTCAATTCTGTAAATCCACCGACTAATACCTCGTCGATGAAGATTTGAGGCACGGTCCGTGCATTGGGCACAGCTTCTAACAATTGCTCTCGTGTATGGCCGTTGCCGATATGACGTTCTTCGTATTCAATATGTTGGGATTCTAATAACGACTTTGCTTGTTTGCAAAAGACACAATTGTCCTTGGTCCAGATTATTGCTTTCATCTATCTCCTTATTATATAGTCGGCAAACTGTCATAGTCAAGATCTTCAGACAATACACCAATTACATAGGAGGTACTTTCGGATTCCTGCAGAGCAGTTTGTTTGTTGCTGGTATTCACATGTTT